ATTGGCAAAATCGTAGAGCTTAAAGACTCTGGCTATCTTGTTGACCGTCCAATGGTCATCATCCCCGGCTCTAAAGGGCTCATGCTTATGCAGGCCATGTTCAGTCTAAATAAAGATAAGTCGGTGGAGATTAATCGTGAACACGTAATGATGACCTGTGAAGTCATTGATGAACTACGCGATCACTACACAGAGACAACCACAGGCATTAAGCCTATTACCAAGGGCAGTATTATTACATCATGAGTGGACCAGTTACCTACGGTGAAATACCTTTTGCCAGCACAGTCACTGTAGGTGACAGTAATTCTGCACCTGGAAACTCGGGCAGTCTTATAGTAAGAACAGGCCCAAACCCTAAGATCAGCGCCGCCGCCCTGGCAGCAGCTCAGGTTGGTATGGATGATGTTGATGACGGCACACCAGGCGGTGCAGCCCGTGCCAAGGCCTACAGAGAAGCGCAGGTAGCAGCCGGTATATACAAGCAAGAGGATTTAGATAAAGGCGATAATGCCGTTGCCAAAGAAGTCGACAGTCGTCCACCGCCTACTATAACAGGAACACAGGTTGACTGTACTGCTATACACGAAAGCTTTAATCTAAACACAATGATCACTCCCAACGTTAGATTAAAAGAGTTTATCTACGATTTCCCACAGATACCCAATCACAAGTATACAGCAGTATGTCCTCAGATGGGTCTTAGGCCCGACGAAATCGTCTGTAACCTAGGCAACCTCTGCTATAACATCTGGGAACCCCTAAGGACCAGATACCCTAATGCTATTATTACCAACAACCTAAGAACTGGTGCTTCTATTGGTGCCGGGCCACACGGCACTGGACAAGGCATGGATATACAGTTTACTAGATCCGGTGGAGGTAGTATCAACCCCAGCGAATATTTTGCTCTAGCACAGTGGATGAAAGACAATATTAGCTACGATCAGCTCATATTAGAATACGCAAGCACCGGTGGTGGCGGACTTAAAGCATGGATACATTGCAGTGTCTACTTTGGCACTGGACTAAAAGTACTACCAGTGAATCGTGTATTGACAATGATGAATCATCGCGTGGCCAGCGTAGGCTTGGCAAACTTAGCAAACTGACATGGCAGCACTAACAGGATTAATGGTATTGGCAGGATCGGGTATGCTGAAAGATGACAGCGTACAGGTTAGTCCTGATCTCACAGCGGCCGCAGACAGTTTCAACTCTGCAGGACTTAGTAGCATGGTACAATCTGCCTATGCTTCTAGTAGCGCCGAAATTAAAGCAGCACTGACCTTGTTGCCCGGTGTTCTTTCAGGCATGCCTGCACCAGGAGCTGGCAGTATTGGCGAAGGTACTAATCTAATAGATGCCGTTACATCACAGGCAGCTAGCATAGTTGAAAATGGAGCCAAAGGTTTCGCCAGTATATTTGGACAGACTAGCAGCCATGCTGCTACTTCTTTCAGCTTTTCTGGCGCACTGGCGCAGGCACAGGGAAGATCTTTTGACGACATGGGGTTTACCTTTGCTGACTATGATGATGTATTAACCGGCGGTGTAAGCAATCAGTTTAACGTTGACACCTTGCCCACTCTCAGTGCAGAGTTGTCAAACTTTGGTACATTTTTTAGCACCAAAGATTTATATAATATGACAAACCCAGGCAGCGTGGCCTCTAACCTCATTGATCAAGGTCTGGGACTTGTCGGTGATCTAGAAGCCATGCTAGAAGAAGAAGGTCTAGACATGGATAATCTAGAGGATGAAAATCCCACAGTGATCTTGGATGTAATGAGTAGAATCACTGGCAGCGACTTAGATGAGATTATTGATGCCACAGGTTTTGTGCCTCCACCCAACGCACAGATTGAAACCATGGCAGATCTTTTTGAGATTGACAACCTGCTAACACCTGAAGCACAGAGTGCCTTAGGGGACGAACCCACAGTTGATGACCTAAGTCGTAAGTTCAGTAACATTGGTGGGCGCTTCAAAGATGTTGCTGCCATGGGCAAGTTATACAGCAGTCTAGAGCTTACTAGCTTTCCTAGATTAAAAGAACTAGGAACATTGGTACCCAGCGACATGGAAATAGACCTGTCATCTACACTAGGCAAAGGGTCAGGAGAACTAGGAAATCCAACTATAGCTGATATGATGGGCAGCGTGGCTGGAGTTGGCTACATTGATAACCTAAAGAAGGTTGCTGAAATACAGGCAGACTTGTTGGCCAACAGTCCCGAAGTTCAAGATCTAGCACAGTATCTGGCTACTACACCTAATCCAGATCTTGCTACACTAGATTCTTTGATTTACAATATCAACTCCAAGCCCGAACTAATCGAAACACTAAACAGGGGCAAGACAGCAATGATTGATATTACCGAACGCCTATCTACAGAAAAGAGCAATATTGACGTAGCATCAATCAATACTGCTGTTTCAGCCAGCACACAAAGTCTAGTTAGCATGGCCGGTAATCTACATGGTTATGGAGTGGACCCGATGAACCTGGATATGGGTTCAGTGTTAGAAGGCTCGGCCAAAGACAATGTCTACGGGGATGCAGTTAAGGCTAGCCTGATCGAAGGTCGTAATCTGGGACGACTGGCAGTGTTTGGAATCAAGCCCGGAACCAAAATGGATGCAATAGAATACGCAAACAGCCTAAAAGGAATCAGTTTTTAAGGCTGTTTTGCCCGTTGCTCTCCGCTGAGTTATCTGTTACTATTACTAAGATAACATTTCAGTAAATATTTTACCCTGAAAGGAGACTATTATGTACGCAGATAATGCACGTAATAGGATACTGATGGTTTTGACGTCATTTGTTGTAATGGTGTCATTGAGTTTTAATGTTAGACAGTCCTTAGACGTTCAGCAATATCAAACCATTGTATCTGAGACCCAAGAGGTCCTAAAAAATGTAGCCCAGGCTACTGTTATGCCAAGTTTAGGCAGTATTAGAACAGTACCTGTTAATGCCACAGAACTACAGTGTATGGCCAGAAACATCTATTTCGAAGCCGCAACACAAAGTCTAGTGGGCAAAATCGCTGTGGGTCAAGTAGTGCTCAACCGCATGACGAATCCAAACTATCCTAAAACAGTTTGTGGTGTTGTTAACCAACGAGTTGGAAACACCTGTCAGTTCTCATGGACCTGTGAGGACGGCAAGGAAGTTAAAAACAGTGGTGCCTGGAAGCAGAGCCAGCAGGTAGCCTATGACCTTCTAAGTCGTGACCGCAAGGACATGGTAGACATCACAGAAGGCGCAACACATTTTCATAGACTTGGCCTAAAGCCTGGTTGGAAACTCAAGCCGGTTACTAAAATCGACGATCACATGTTTTATAAGTAAATACGTAATACAGCGAAAGGCCTAGTATGTCACGCAAACCAAAAGCACTAGAAGTGCGAGAAGCAGTTGAATCAGATTTTGTTGAAGATGACGATTTAGACATTGACGATACAGATTATGGTTTCATCGTAGGCCAAGATGGAACACTTAAAACATTTTTCTGCCCCGACGACCCAGCTGGGGAACCACCTAAAGAAATCCTGAAGATTTTAAAAATCTTCAAGCTAGCTGACATGAGCGATGTTTTAACCCGCCCAACTACCTTACATTGAGGTTGACAAACGGACTCTTTTCTCGTATACTGTAAGTACAGTAGTTATTAACCCACCGAGAAAGGAGCCCAAAATGGCACAAGTCCACAACCCCGGTCCACTGTATAAAGTCACAATGACTGAATACGAAAGAGGTTACGGTCAGCGCCCAATGGGGGAGACCTACTTTACTACCGAAGAAGAAGCCCAGCGTTTTTGTAAGGAATACGCAAGCGGCGGCCCGGACTGCTACTACAGGGCAGAGTACCGCAAAGTTAGTTAGTACTAACTAACCTAAAAGTAGTACTTTTCTAGTACTACTTTTTCGGTTGACAGCCTGCCCGTTTTGCGTTATAATACATACATGATGAAACGCAAAGCCCGCTCCGATCGTAAGCACGCCGTATATATGTTAGTAAACACTAACACCAACGAAAGCTATGTTGGTATTACGGTCTGCGGAAACGCCGTTCGGCAAGCTCTCAAAGTGCGTCTCCAAAAGCACATCCGCCGCGCAGTAACTGAAAACAAGGACTGGGCCCTGTGCCGTAGCATCCGCGAACACGGTGCTGAGGCTTTTGTAATGCTTTTAGTTGACGTTGTGCGTGGACGCAAGCCTGCTCACGCATACGAGCGCGAAATCATCAATGGTTCTGCGCCTGCACTAAACAGCCACTAAAACGGTTGACAGCCCGAACCGTTTTAGTGTATAATATACACATAAACAGCAAAAAGGAAATCAAAATGAATGCTATTCAAAAAACAGCTCTCAAAGAAACAGCCAAAACTCTTGTGGGACTTACAGCAATCGGAATCGCGATTCCTGCCGCAATTTTTCTGATTCCCATTGAAGTCCTAGGCGTAATCGCCGGTCTGGTCATGCTGGGCATGGGTGCTAAGATGATCTATGATACCAAACTCGCTGAGGCAAAATTTGACGCAGAGCGCAATAACCCGGTTGACTAAACGAGCCCGAACTGCTATAATACATACATAGACAGCAAGGAGCACACGATGAATACACTGATTGTTTGGGTAATGATTGTAGTAGGAACTGGTAGCAACTACAGCACTGGCCCGGAGTTCTCTAGCAAAGAGAAGTGTGAAGTTGCCGCTCAAACAATCCAGAAATCCGTTGACGATCTCCGCTGGGGCATGAGTATCAAAAAGCCCCTTTGTGTTCGTATTGAAAAGTAAGGAGCCCGAGATGACTATTCTTAATGTTGTAGAAGGTGTTGGCGAAGTTGGTATCGACGTTGAAGCCAGCCCCGGCAACGGTCCGTACTACATGATCCACTATGCCACAGGCATCGATGTCTGCGGATTTGATACAGTAGAGGAAGCTCTTGCCGAGCTTGAGTTTCTTGCAAGTTTCTAACAAGGCGCACGATGAAGTTCTATGAAGAAACTACCAAGTGGGAAACCAGTACCCCCAATCACACCTACCTCCTCAGCGATGACAAATCCAAGGCCTTTGCCTACGTTCGTGCAGGCACCCGAGCTGTCTTCAAATTCAAAGCCCCAATCCGGCTCGACCTTCGCGGACGAACTTTTAAGGCAGTACCAAATACTTTCGGGTACACCGTTGAAGAAGAAGTAACAAAAAACCCACAGTGGCAGGTAAAAGGCTCAAAAGGCGATGTTTATGTTGTGGAAAAGACAGAAAACAGTTATACTTGTACCTGTAGCGGTTTTAGATTCCGTGGCCGGTGTAAGCACATTGAAAGCGTACAATGAGATTCAAAGTTAAAACACAGCACTATGACATTGAGCCCGGTACAGTGCTCTACTACATTGGGCCCAGCATCACTGACACCAAGCGTACTGGCGAAGAACACTTTCTTTTGACCCCGAATCCTGTCCAGCAGGAGCCCTTGTACATTGTTCCTTTAACCAAACTTCAACCTGTGAAAGACTGATATGGGACTTGATCAATACGCCTACGTGGCTGCTAAGGCCGGTGCTCGAGACGAATACTACGAGACCACAGAATACAACGAGGAAACCAAGGAGTGGGTTAGCAAATTTCCCAAGCCCCGTGAGATTGCCTACTGGCGCAAGCATCCTAACCTCCAGGGTTGGATGGAACGGTTGTGGGAACGCAGACTCGCGGCCGAAGGCAAAACTCCAGGCACCACTGATTTTGGTTCATCTTTCAACGGCGTCGAACTTGAGCTTACTTGGGAAGATATCGATGAACTGGAACGTGCTGTGACTCACGGTCAACTGCCCGAAACCAAAGGTTTCTTCTTTGGAGACTCTTCAGACGAATATTACCAGGATCAAGATCTTGAGTTTGTCCGAAACGCTCGCGCAGAGTTGTTTGTTGGCCTTCGAGTGTTTTATAATAGCAGTTGGTAACTATGAAAAAACTTTGGTTAAACTGGAGCTACTACGATGTGCCTCAGCACACTCGGGAGTCCTTTGAGAATTATATCCTACATGGATACCGACCGGGTTCTTTTTTGTCTGCTGTTCTAACTAACAATTTCGTTAGCGCAGTTTGTTGCGCCGACACGGAGAACAAAAAGTATCTAATAGACATTGCCAAGTGGATGATTCATAATGCACCTGCCGTGTGCTGGGGCAGTGAACAAGCAGTCACTAACTGGATCAATGATAAAGATGGGGCACGTACTAGCTATTATGAATTTCAAGAAAAGAAACGTATGTGGCAGGCATTAACGGAGCATGAAAATGGATAAACCTTGGCAAGTAATCTCAGATCTGGAAAAACATTCCAGCCGCATCAACAAAGAACAGATTGTCTTTGAACAGGCGCGAGCCGGTAACAGCGAGTTCTTTGAAGGCTGTCGCCTTGCTCTAGACTCAATGGTTACCTTTGGTGTTGCCAAGGTGCCCGAGCGCACAGGTGCAGATGGTCCTGGCGTAGACTGGGATAGCTTTAGCTTGATCCTTACTGGCTTTGTCAATCGTAGCCTTACTGGTAACCTAGGTCGCGACACTCTCAATGAACTTATGAGCAACTGTACCAACTCACAGTGGAACGGTTGGTATCGTCGCATCCTTATCAAAGACCTACGCTGTGGCGTCAGTGACAAGACCATTAACAAAGTTGTAGAGAAAGAGTGGCCCGAATATGCTGTTCCTGTTTTTAGCTGTCAGCTTGCTCATGACAGTGCTAATCATGAGGGTAAGGTTACTGGGCGGAAACTCATTGAGGTCAAACTTGATGGTGTACGTGTCATTACTATTGTTTACCCTGATGGTAGGGTCGATCAGTTTTCACGCAATGGCAAAGAGCTGGTAAACTTTCCGCACATCAAAGAACAGATCGGACGTGTGGCCGCAAAGGGTGGCTTCTCTGGTGCCTACGTACTAGATGGAGAAGTTATGAGCTCCAGCTTTCAAGACTTGATGAAGCAGGTGCATCGCAAAAGCAATGTTGAATCCAGTGATGCTGTACTACACCTGTTTGACATTCTTACCTTGGACGAGTTTAACGCAGGTGTCTGCGACGTTAAACAACGTGATCGCAGTATTGCCCTGAAAGTTTGGCACGCCAAGCACGAAGCAGATCTGCCTAATGTTGCAGTGTTAGATCAAGAGCTTGTGGACTTAGACACTAAGCAAGGGCAAGACCGGTATCGTAAAATTAACGAACGTGCCATTGCCGGTGGCTACGAGGGCATCATGATCAAGGATCCTGAAGCTAAGTACGAATGTAAACGTTCAGTGGCGTGGCTTAAACTCAAGCCCTTCATTGAAGTAACCTTGGAGGTAACTAATCTTGAAGAAGGAACAGGAAAAAATGCAGGACGACTGGGGGCGCTTGTCTGCTCAGGAGTCGACGACGGAAGAGATATTCAAACAAATGTTGGTAGTGGGTTTAGTGATAGTGATCGTATTTCCTTTTGGGATGATAGCACTGGACTGGTTGGCCAGCTTGTGGAAGTGAGAGCAGATGCTATTACACAAAATCAAGATGGCACTTATTCGCTACGTTTTCCGAGGTTCCTCAGATTCCGTGGCTTTGAAGCTGGTGAGAAGATTTAACATGGAAAAAGGCGCACTTAAACATTTAATCTATGGTAGCATAGAAGAAATCGTCCGCGACAGCAGATATTACTACCACAGTAGTGTGGGGGAAAATTACAGCCACTTTACTGACGCAGGCAAAGAAGCTATCCAGGAGTTTATGGGTACAATGGCTTATAAGATTCGGGCTGCCGAAGAGGCGGATCTTGAACGTAGAGCACAGGAACAAACTCTAAAAACGTTAAAAACATGAAAATCCAAAACGACTGGACTGAACTAAATGAATTGGCCTTGGCTGACCCGCAACCTGGGGACTTTTGGGCCGAGCGCATCTATTGCCCTTACTTTGTTGTAGTCAATGTCAAAGGTGGTGCAATCACGGTATTGCCTACTATTGGGGAGAACAGTTCCCGGGTTGACAACAAGGATGGTACTTGGAGCTTTGACTACGGTAAAAGCCGAGTCGTAGATAGACTGTGGATGGAAGAACAAGTAAAATATAAAAACATTGAAGGCTTTGTTGCCGATGTTAGTCGCACCGATCGTTGGCTTAAAGTTGTCGAAGAGTGGACTGAATATCGTGTTCGTGCTATACTTAAAGAACTCGACGACCTAGGCCCCACAGCAAGTAAATACCTACTAACGAAAGACAAACATGAAGCCTAAATATCACGACGTGGCCTTGGCCGCCGGCGGCAGTCATTACCCCAGTGTGGGCGGAAAGTTGCTGGACACATATTCAGATATTCTAGTGCTAGAAGCTGTTAAGCTATTAGATGCGGCAGGTCATGCCGACAGTGCCCAACTACTTAAACAATATTTTGAGGTTGAACTATGAGTGAAATAACTATTGTTGGAGAAACCGTAGCCGAGCGCCGTGATTTTCTTAGGGACCTGTTAGCGTCGGGCGTATACCAAATCACATTTACTAAGATAAATGGTGAAACGAGGACCATGCCCTGTACACTACAACCGGATCTTTTGCCAAAGCCGATCAAAGAAAGCGTTGACCGGGACGTTCCTGCAGATGACCGGATTCCGGAAAATATGTCTGTCTGGGTTACAGACGCCAACGGCTGGCGTAGCTTTAAGATCATGAATGTTACCAGGGTAGAAACGCTGTGAAATCCAAGATCGACCCTGGCCAAGATAGTCCTAAAATAGAAAAGACCTCTGAGACTACCTGGATCATTGAACTTGAAGAAGATCCTGAAACTGGCGATGTTGTTATGCCCTTGCCCGAAGAGCTGATTCAAAGTCAAGGCTGGGCGATTGGCGATACACTAGAGTGGGATGTCAATGAAGAAACGGGAGAAATAGTCTTAAAGAAGTCAACTGATCAGTGAGTTACCGCGTTATATATGTACGCAGACGACGATGCCTGCGTATAACCCGAAAGGAAACTTACTATGAAAACTGTTGCTACTCTAATCGCTACCCTTGTTGCCGCTACCGCTTTTGCCTCTGAGCCTGCCAAGGCCCCAGCCGCACCTGCCAGCGCCGCTGTTGCCGCCGCTCCTGCTAAAAAGGAGGTAGCCAAACAGGCTGATACAAAAAGCGTCGCACCCGCCGCTACCGCGAAAACCGAAGCTCCTAAGAAGTAATCCGCATAGATTAACCGCCATCCGGTTCCAAGACGTTGACCCGTTAGATGCACCGGATGATGAGTTCTTATGCTCTAGTACTGCTCGTAGACCCAAGCTGGTACATCACGAAAGCGATGATGAACCGATTTCCGACTACGCACAGACTAGGCTTCTATTAGCCAGGTACTTTGCTCTTAAAAAGCGCCAAGAAGTTTGGGGGTAATTCCCCAAACTTTTTTCTTGACCAAAACTGCCACAGACTGTATAATACCAGTATGACTAAACTACGCACCAATGCCGCACCAACGCAGATGAAAAAGTACATTGCCTATAGGGAAAAACAAGGCAAGATGGCCGATCCAGCCTATTTGGCTATGTTTAAAACTGCCGAAGACTACAAGCGAGAGAAGGAAGCAGATCCTGAGTGGGCCAAGGATAATCTAGAGTACGATCTGCGTACCAGCGACATGATCGCTGAAAAGTGTCAAAGTGACAGCTACGCACAGAACCTCTACGCCGCACTCTGTAACATGCGTTGGCAACGCATAGAGGTCATGAACATCCTCAAGGACCAGTACTGGAGCTGTACCTGGCGCTATGCCGGCGGCCTAATCGCAGACATACTAGAACGTGGTGACTACATGGATTGGTACTGCTCAGGCATTGGCGGTGGCGACGAACCTGATACCTACAATGCTGGTCACGATCTAGCACGTAGCGGCTATGTGGCTGAAGGTCACGTGACCGAGGAGATCCGGGAAGACCTAGCCAGCCTAGGCTGGCAACCTGTGGAATGGGCAGACAAAGAGTAAAAAGGTAAAACAAACCGTTGCTTTTTCCGTTTGAACTCTATACAATAGAATGATGCTGTTAATCAGCTACACATTTAATAGGAGATTAATAAATGCGTATTTCTTCAGAAACCAAAACTGGTCGTTTGTTGACCGCCCTCCAAGCTGGTGAAGCTTTGACCGAAGGACAAATCCGTGTCCGTTTTGGTCTTAAGAATCCTCGTGCTAGCGTCAGCGATATCCGTTTTTCCGGATATGCTGTCTATGCTAACCAACACAAGGACACCAAGGGCCGCGTTACTACCAAGTATCGCATGGGCAAGCCCAGCCGTGCTATCGTAGCCGCAGGCTACAAGGCCATGGCACTTGGCCTAGCCTAAACGCTAGAGCGTACCCCCAAAGGCACTTTCGAGTGCCTTTTTTTTATGATTGTAACAAAACTGTAACACATTTTTGCGTAAATAATTTTATGCAGAAAACTTATCGTACTATATGTATCTCTGACGTACATCTAGGCACTAGGGACTCTAAAGCAGATCAATTAAATAATTTCCTCAAGCATAATACCTGCGAGACTCTGTACTTGGTTGGGGATATACTGGATGTGTGGCGCATCCAACAAAACAAATGGCGTTGGAAGCAGAGCCATACCAACGTGGTCCGTCGTATACTGGGACATGCCAAGCGCGGAACTCGAGTAGTCTACATTGCCGGCAATCATGATGAATTTTTAAGACCACTCATGCCCTACAATATTGGGTTTGGTAATGTAGAAGTTGCTAACCAAATCGAGCACATTGGCATAGACGGCCGACACTATTTGGTTGTACACGGCGATTTATTTGACGGTATTACAAGACTGGCACCTTGGTTAAGTTTCCTGGGTGATAAAAGTTATGATTTTGTTCTATGGCTCAATAATAAATTTAACTGGTGGAGACATAAACTTGGGTTTGGTTATTGGAGCCTGAGCCAGTATCTTAAACATCGTGTTAAAAAAGCTGTGGATTTTATTTTCCAGTTTGAAAAGAACCTGGTGGCCTACTGTAAGAAGCGTGGCTTTGATGGTGTTATCTGTGGACATATACATCACGCAGAAATTAAAAACATAGATGGTGTGATCTATATGAATGATGGGGACTGGGTTGAAAGCTGTACAGCTCTAGTAGAACATCACGACGGTCACTGGGAAATAGTTACCTGGACCAAGGAGAAGGACAATGTGGATATTGATATTGATAGCAGTTCACGTAAACGATCCAAAGGACATACCAGCGAGGATAGAAATGCAACTCCCAGATCAGACTACCTGCCAACAGGCATTAGGTACAATAAAATCTTGGGTCAAGTTTGAACAATTTAAGGTAGTAGGCGAATGCAGGAAACAATCTTAATAGTCACTGACAACTTACCGGAGCAGATTAATGGCGTGGTTACGACCTACAAAAATATTGAAGCGTGTGCGATTCGTGACGGTTATAACATTGTTTACCTTACTCCCGGGGACTTCCGCTATGTTGATTGCCCTGGCTACAACCAAGTCAAGATTGCCTTTCCCCGGAAGATGGGCCAGAAGATTGAGGAGATCGGTCCAGATTATATCCACATCGCCACAGAGGGTCCTCTTGGTCTGTCTGCTAGAAAATATCTTTCAGGGCATGGTATTAGGTACAATACTGCTTACCATACTCGCTTTCCAGAGGGACTTAGAAAACTATTTGGTATCCCTGAAGCCGTTACTTGGCCTTTGATTCGTTGGTTTCACAAAGATAGTGCCATGGTACTGACCACTACAAATACCATGGTCGATGAACTTAAAGAGCAAGGATTCACAGGAAATATAGTTCCCTGGACCAGGGGAGTAGACCGTGACATATTTCGTCCTGGCTACCGAGATAGAACAGATAATCGCACAGTCTTGCTTTGCGTTAGTCGTGTAAGCAAGGAAAAAAACTTAGAAGATTTTTTTAACTTAGACTACCCCAATGCTCGCAAAATCATGGTCGGCGACGGCCCCATGTTAGAGGAATATCGCCAGAAGTTTCCCGATATAGAGTTCACTGGATTCAAGACCGGAAAGGATCTAGCTTGGTACTATGCCAATGCTGATGTATTTGTATTTCCTAGCCGATGGGAAACGTTTGGTATTGTTATGATAGAAGCCATGGCCTGCGGAACTCCAGTTGCTGCCTACCCAGTGTCTGGTCCCAATGATGTAGTGGATTCGGGAGTAACTGGATTTATGGATGATGATTTGGCCAGTGCAGTTCGTCGATCAATGAGTCTACGTCGTGACCAAGTATGGCAGGGAAGCCTTCGATGGTCCTGGACCCAAGCCTGGGAGATATTTCGCGACAATTTGGTAAGACTGAGGTAATCTGTAACAGAACTGTAACATTTTGTTATTAAATACTATTAACCGACCACAATGATTGAGTGGCACCGGAACTCGTAACCGGTACGGGCACTTTCGAGTGCCTTTTTTCTTGACAGTTAAATAATAGGCTGTTATAATAACTACATGAAAATCAATCTTGTCAGTGACCTCCATCTCGAGTTTGCCCCAATGACCTTGCCTGGCGGCGACGTACTCATTCTGAGTGGAGACATTGCTGAGGCCCGGGCAGTGCTACGTGATTTTCATACTACACGAGCCGAACCCTACGAGCCCGGTAATCTGCGCTACTACGATTTCTTTTGGCATGAGTGTGCCAAGTACAACCGGGTATTCTATGTAATGGGCAATCACGAACACTATCGTGGACGCTTTGACCAGACCCTTGATAACCTTAAGAGTGCGATGCCCCCAAACGTTACCGTTTTGGAAAACGAAGCGGTTGAGCACGAAGGCGTCATGTTTATGGGTGCTACACTTTGGACCAACTGTAACAATGCTGACAGCTTGACCCTGTACCACCTCAAGCACATGATGAATGACTACAAGGTTATTCAAAACTTCTATAAGGACAAGGGTCTTTATCATAAGTTGGTTCCTGAGTATACCTTTCGTACACACACCAATACTCTAAGCTATTTCAGGAAAGTGCTCAGCGAGAACCGTGATCGTCAGTTTGTGATCATGACGCACCATGCGCCCAGCTTCAAGAGTGTGCCCGAGCACTTTGTTCATGACACCTTGATGAATGGGGGCTATGCCAGTGACCTTAGCGAGTTCATTCTAGACAACGAAAACATTCGTGTTTGGACACATGGCCACATGCACGACCCTGTGGACTACATGATTGGCGACACCCGTGTTGTCAGTAACCCCAGGGGCTATGTGGGCTATGAGCGTCACAGCACGGTTTTTGACCCTGCTTTCAGCTTTGAAGTCAACTGATATTTGTTGCAAAAAAACAACAAAAAAATCAGTTGACCTCAGGGTCCGTTTTCGCTATAATAATGGGATTGGAGCACAAAAATGAACTTTGACCCTAGTTTTGAAACTGAAGTCACAAAACTTCTTGCCAAGCGCAATATGTTGCCAAAAAAGAAAAACGTTGGCCTTACCGCCTGGCGAGACTATTTTTTAGCATTTGCGTGGCTAGCTCACTGCCGACACGGTGATGGGTTTGAGATGCTCAGTATTTTGTCTAACGACAAGAACCTTATCACTGGAGAGCAGTTTAACTCTAACTTTCGTCGTAAGTTTGAAGAACTGTACCCTGCTCCTCTCAGATCTAATAAAACATGGCAGGCCCTAATGCCTTTGTTGGTGGCCTTTAAAGGAAAAGGACTCGGCGCCGGCGAACTGTACCTTGCACTAGTTATTCAAGGGTGGACCTTTGAACGTACCGATGGCAAAGGGGACGGTAAAGTTGCCGGAGGCATTCGAGAACTCAAAAATAATGGAGCTAGCCTTAAGCCACATGAGGATACACAGCGGCGAATAATCAATGAACTTAATGAAAGAGTTTTTCAAAGCAACCGTCCCGGACCGCTTAATCCAAATAAAAATAGTCAGGGTCAGAGCTTTGAAAGGTTCATTCGCTGGTTCTCTCAACAGTCTAATAAAAAAGAAATTCTAACCGAATACTTTACTAACCTCTGGCCTGGTGTTGATACAAAAGCACTGGTCAAAAAACTAGTAGGTATCAAAGACGGGCAAGAGTTTTACAACACAGTCGGTGCTCATGTTCTAGCTCAATACAAATCCATTGACAAATGGGATAGCTTGGTCGTACTTGACCAAGAAAACATGGTTATGGTTAATATCGCCGACCCTGCCGACCCGGCTATTCTTAAGAACGTAAAGTTTAACTGGATGACCCAGCGTGGGGGAGATTCTCAAGCCGTCTGTGACGGATATGTAAATATTGTAATCTATTAAAATATGAAACCACTGTATATTTGGGCCGGGGGCAAGAACAAGATGATACCTAAGTATCAGGCACAGCCCGGCATCCCCTTGTCGGGATATGATACCTACGTAGAACCATTCTTTGGCGGTGGCGCCATGATGATTCATGTCTACGAAAACAACCCCACGGTCAAGCGTTTTGTAATGAACGATATCAACCCTGAGATTGTGGGTATCTATCGTGCTATTAAATCTGACCTTGCTAACTTCCTAACACGTATCGACGCCCTGGAGGCACAGTTCCTGCCCTTGGCCAAGGCAGACAGGAAAACGTTTTACTACAACCTACGAACAGAGTACACCACAACCTGGACGCAATGGTCTGCCACAGAGGAATCTGCCACACTTTACTTCTTGATGAAGACTGGCTTCAATGGCATCTGGCAAACCAACTCAACCAGTAATGGACGCTTTGCTACTCCATCAGGTCTTCTAGACCAGACCACTAAGGTCTACGACAAAGACAATGTCAAGGATTGGCACAAGTTTCTACAAAAGGTTGACATCCACTGTGGTGACTGGAGTGCCTGCACACAAAACATCCAAGGTACAGCCTTTTACTTTATGGACCCTCCCTACAGGGATTCGTTTACATCCTACAGTCAAGTGTTTAACGATGCCCAACAACTGGCCTGCTTGGACTTTTGTAAGCAGGCCGACCTTGCTGGCAATATTGTGATGTTCTGCAACAGGGACGCAGGGGATAACTTTTTCACCAGCAACCAAGGTCAGCTCAGTCTTTATTACTATGACGTTACCTATACCGCAGGGCGTCGTAAGCAAAGCAAGGATGAGTCTGGCAACGTGGTTGGACACAAGGCCAAGACAGCCAAGGAAATCCTACTGGTTAGCCCCAGTGTAAACTGCCCCATAATAGTGCTGAAAAAACAGGCAAAAACCCGGCCAAAACTAGACCTTTTTGAAGTAGTATAAAGTACTACTTTTTTGTTGCAAAAATACCACAAAAATACCCCAAAAAAGTGGTTGACCAACCTGCCCGTTTTTGCTATAATATACACATGTTAAGCAAAAAGGAGTTGGAAATGACAGCAACACTAAACGGTCTTACTACCAAAGAAATCAACCAAGTTCGCATGTACGGTTGTACAGAAGCCGAACTCCGTGCTAACATTGAGTCCAGCATTACTTTCAAGTTCACCGGCGCCGCAATGGTTGCCGCCAGCATGATGAGCGATGCCCAAGAACTGCTGTCTATGAGCGGCAGTGAAGCCACTCGCGAGCAGGTTCGCCAGATGCTTAACCAAGCCAAGTTTGCACTCTTCGAATACGTTGTCACTGAATAATCCAAGGAGCCTAGCATGAACATCAAAGATATCAACTCTGCTATCATCTCTGGTCTTTACACCAATGATGACCTTAACTCGATTGCCAATGCCATTAAGTTTGCCCGTGGCCAACTTGCAAAGCAAAACGCTCGCACCTTTTGGAATGGCGACCGTGTTAAGTTTACGTCCAACCGCAATGGTGTTACCTATACTGGCACTGTAGAAAAAATCAAGCTCAAGTACGCCCTGGTTCGTACTGGCACCTCCCGTTTTAACGTTCCCCTGGCAATGCTGGAGTCCGCAGAATGAACACACGAATCCGAACACTGTTAGCCAAGTTCAAAGAAACTGAATCAACACACCGCGGTGCTGAATGTTTGGCTGGTCTTGATGAGATTGAAAAGTTCGCCGAGTTGATTGTTCGGGAATGTGCCCAAGTAGCAAGTGACTATGATGGTGCTCATTATGTTGGTGATGCGATTGAACAACACTTTGGAGTTATGTGATGAACCAACGATTAGTTGAACTGATGAAACAAGCGACAGTCCGCGAAGCACATTACCCGGCGGGCAACGATGGTCATCCAGAATACACATCTTATGTGAGTCAAGAAAAGTTCGCCGAGTTGATGATTGTTGAATTCACCGAAACTGTCAAGCAAACCGCTATCTTGGTTGCTCAAACTGCCTACAATGACGGCGAAGACGCAGTGTCTGTCCAAAAGCGAGTTGACGGTGCTTTGCGTGTGTTGGAAGTCTTGCGTAAGCGTTTGGGAGTCGAATCGTGAACGAACGAATT